GTCTCGACCCCACCTCGGTCCTGGCCTGGGAACGAAGAACCGACTCCGAGCACGTGGATTACTGGGCCGCAAGGACCGAAACCAAAGAAACAGGAGACACCTAAATATGGCAACCGCCGCGCCTCCGCAACCTCCGCCCGTAAAGCCGCTCGCCGGGCCGACCTCGTGTCCCGCCAACGTGCGCGAGACCAAGATCGCCTTCGGGTTCAAGCCGCAGGCCGATCTCGGGACCGAGAACGTGCCCGCTGAAATCTGGTCGCTCACCAAAACCAACACGGCGCTCGCGGTCGTCACGCCCACGGTCGAAACCGACGCCAACGATATCGGCAAAGGCGACGAGTTCCCGACCACCACCTACCCGACCAACATGGACGCCTCGGTGGCGCTCGAGAAGTATTGCTCGTCGGAGTTCCTGGCGTGGCTCTTCTGCTTCACCACCGGCAAGGCGACCAAGACCTCCGTCGGGACGACCGGCTACACCTACGCGGCCGTGCCGTCCGATCCGGTCGTGAACTGCATCAACCTGCCGGCCTTCACCTACGCCGAGCAGATCCGCGCCGAGCCCGATTCGGTGATCGACCGCGCGCTGATCGGCCTGGTCATCAACGACTGGACCCTCACCATGGAGTCGGGGCCCGGCCGCGCCAACTGCCGCGTGGCGCTCAACTGCGTCGGCACCGGCAAGACCGCCGCGCCGTCGGGGCTCACGCCGTGGCCCCCGGTGACGCCCGAGCACTTCCTCAACGCGGCGTCGGCGGCCATCAGCATCCTAGGCATCGATTACGTGCTCAACGCGAGCTTCATCTCGGCCGAATTCCGCTGGAACAACAACGTGCGCCTGCCGTCGGGGTTCTATCCCGGCTCGGGCACGCAGAACGGCTACGCCGTGCGCGGCCGCATGGAGTACGGCAACCGCGAGTTCGGGCTCACGTTTGTCGCGCGCGCGCTCAAGGGAAGCCCCGAGTATACGATGCTCATGGCCGCGCCGCCGGCCAACGAGGGCCCGGTGACCATCACCGTCACGGGCGCGCTCATCAACGGCGGCCCGGACACGCACGGCTTCTCGATCAGCTTCCCGCGCGCCGTCTTCACGTCGGTGGTCAACGGCGACGCCGACGGCATCGTGACCGTGCAATGCACCGTCACCGCATTGAAACCGGCGACCGGGGATATCGTCACGCTCTCCGCGACGACGTCGAAGGACGGCATCCTCGGCCTCTAGGAGGGGTTATGTCGAACTCCGTAATTGCGACCGTGTTCGTGGTCCTGGCGCTGATTTTCTTTTTGATCGGAGTGGTGAACGCGCAGATTCCCGTCGGGCGCCAGATCAACTGGGTGGCCGCGGGCCTGGCATTGCTCACCATCGCGTGGCTCATCGGGAGGGGATGAATGTTCGATCGGGAAGCAGAGATCCATTTTCCAGCGCGGCTCGCGTCGACCGGAGGCCAGAAAACCGAAGTCGCCGTGCGCTGGCCGACGGACGAGGAGTGGGCCGGATACCTGCGGCAGAAGAAGTTCACCGTGCGGCAGCTGGGCCGCGGCGTCACCGAGACCGTGCCACCCGCCGCGGGCGAGCCGGACGTCGAGTTATACCAGAAGATCGCGCTCAACGGCGCGCCGGCAATGACGCCTGCGGAAGCCGGCAAGGTGCTCGACGCCATCTCGGTCTGCCAGATCGTGAGCGTGAGTCTGAACGGCGTGGAGGCGGAGGTCGAGCTGCGCGTGGTGAGCGGCGTGGTGAAGCATCGTCTCAAGATTCCGACCGCCGACCAGATCGCGGTTTACCGCCGCTCGGCGATCCGCCGACTCGATCTCCCGCACAATCTCCAGCAGGCCAAGTTCGACCAGCAGGTCGCCGCGCGCATCTATGACGAGTGCAGCGGACGCAGTGAGGATTACGTGGGCGCGGTTCCGATGCCGCACAAGCACGAGGCCGCGCGCGCGGTCATCGACGAGATCGAACTCGAGTACGGGCCGAAACCGGATGACGAAAATTTTTAACCGGCGGGGACTGGCCGGAGCAGCCTTCGCCCCGATACGTTTTCCATCGGCTCATGCACCAGAAGGACCTGTGCCCGGGCGCCCAGAACTGCCCGGAGGTCCTGACCGTGGAGCCGGACGCCGCCTATACCGCGCTGCCATGCGATGGTTGCCCGCAGCAGGCCCTACGCAACTATTTGGTGTCGCCGGACGGGCAACTGATCCAGGCAGTCATCGACCTGGACTTCGCCCTGCAGGCGGGAATCACGATTCCGCTCTCCGCGATTCCCTACCCTGACTTCCTCTTGCTGCGGACCCTGATGGAGGAGCGGAACCGGCGGGACCTCGAGGAGATGCAAAAGAAGTCGAAGCGGTGACGGGATGGCCAACAAGATCTACATCCAGATCGAGGCGCAGTCGGAGGGCGCCGAGAAGACCATCGACGACCTGAACAAGGGGATTGCGCAAATCGGGCCGAATAGCGAGAAGTCCTCCCAGCAGGCCAATACCGCCATCAAGAGCGTCTCGACGACCATCGAGCAGACGGCCAGTTCCATGGACCGCCTGGCGCAGGTCATCACCGGCATGGGCGTCGCCAACTTCGCCAAAGACTTCGTCATGCTGGGCGACGATCTCAACCGCATCCGCATGGGATTCGAGAACCTCTCGGGCGGCGTGGCGATTTTCGGCCAACTCCAAGCCATCGCAAGCAAGACCGGCTTCGACATGAAGACGCTGGCCGAAGGCGCGCAGACACTTGTTAATGCGGGCATGAACGTCGGCACGGTCGCGCAGAAAATGCAGGTCCTGGCCGACCAGGCGGCGTTCGCCGGCAAGAACGCCGACTCACTGCTAAACCTCACGCAGAAGCTTGCGCAGATCTCGGCCAAGGGTTTCGTCTCGGGCCGCGATATCGCAGCCTTCGCGCAGATCGGCGTGCTGCCGCTTGATGTGTTGCGCGACAAGTTTCACCTCACGATGCAATCGATCCGCGAGGACATGAAACTGATCTCCTCGAGCGAGTTCATCCGGCAGCTATTCCAGTTGATGCAGAGCCGCACGGCGGGCGCGGGCGCGGCGCGGGCGGAACAGTTGCCTGGCGCGCAATTTGGCGTGCTGACGAGCCAGGTGCAGGCGCTTGCGCAAAGCGCGGAGACTGCGCTCACGCCCGCGCTGATCGCCATGTCGAAGGCGCTGCAGGGAGTGGTCGATATCGTCGCGGACGCCGTGCGCTATTTCAGCGCGCTGCCGGAGCCGGTCAAAGAGGTGGCCATCGGGCTCGCGGGGATGGCGGTCGCAATTAAGGCGCTCAACATCGCTTTTGGCTTATGGCAGGGATTGCTGCCGCTGGTCGCGCGGCTCTGGGGTCCGGTCTCGACGGCCATCGAATCCGTCTGGACGGTGATGAAGGCGGCGCACGTCGCGATCGTTACCTTCGACAGCGCGGTTCCGGAGATGACGGCGGCTCTCGCCATGGTTGAGATGGGCTTCAAGAGCCTGATGGCAACACTCGCGCCATTGCTGCCGCTGCTGCTGGCCGCCGGAGCCGCATGGGTGGCCTACAAGGGATGGCAGGAGTGGGTCGACACGAGTGACGAAGTGACGAAGGCTATGGACAAGGCCTTCAAGGATCGGGCCGCGCTTGCGCAGCAGGCGCAGCAACTGGAGGACCGGCTACGCCAGCAAGGCGTGAAGAACATTCCGAGCCCGGGCCGATCATATCAGTCGATGACGATCGATCAGTTGAAGGAGCAACTCGCGGTTCTCCAGGATTTGGGCAAGAAACAGGACGATCTGTATCAGGCCGATCAGGACAAAATCCGGCGCGCCAAGGAATACGGCGAAAACCTCCTGGCGGAGGCCATGAAGAATTACCTGAAGACCGGCCAGGAGAGCATCGAAGCGCTCACCTACGCCTGGCAGGAGCACTTCAAGAAAACCAAGGAGAGCGCGATCGGAACCGCCGACGCGGTGAAAGCGCTCGAGGTGGCCGTCTCCAACGAAGCGCTCAAACGCATCGAAGCCGTCAACAAAGAGCAGCAGAAGGCCGCCCAGGAACACATCGCCATGCAGCGCAAAATCTCGATCGCGCGTCTGGAGACAGTCCCCGACCAGGGCCTGCCGGCGCAGCTGCAGCTGCAACAGGAGATCTTTCAGGATCGGGCGAAGCAGTATCGCGAGCAGGCCGACGAGCGCATCAAGGAAGATCAGCGCGTCACCGACCTCCAGATTGCCGGGGCGAACAAGGCGCTTGCGCTCGAATTACAAATGGCGAAGACGCCCGCGGCCAAGCTCGAGGCCCATCTGCACACCGAGCAGACCATCCGCGACCTCGAGCAGGCGCATCGCGATTACACCAAGATCCAGGACCAAAAAGTCATCGACGACACCGAATACTATCGCCAGGAGACGAACAAGAAGACCAACGCGGCGATTTACGAGGACGAAAAGAAGACGCGCGACGAGTTGACGCAGTACGAGATCGACGAAATCAACACCGTCCGCGACTACCGCGTCGCCGCGATCACGATGGTCCAGGCGCACACGCTCAAGGAGCAGCTGGGACAAATCACTGCGGTCAGAGACGCGAATATCGACGCCATCGAGCAGGTTCGCCAGGCGCAACTCGATAACGCCGCGGCCGCGCGCGAGCAATACAAGAAAGCGCTCGAGGCGTCCGGTGTTCTGAATCCCGAACAGATTCGGCAGCGACTCGAAAACTACGACGCAGAGGTTTCGCGGCAACTGAAGACGCTCAATCTGGATACCGAACGGCAGATTCAGATGCAGCGCATCGACGCCTGGAAGCAGGGCAACGAAGCCATCATCTCGCAGCAGAGGCAGGTCTACGAATCGATCCAGGGCTTCATGGGCGAGCTCTTCGACGCCTTCCTCGACAAGAACAAGAGCATCTGGTCCGCGATTGGCGACGTGATTAAGCGAACGCTCCTGAATGCGATCAAATCAGTCGTGACCTCGCAGGCCGCAGCCATGCTCACCGGTATTCTGGGCTATGGCGGCGTCACTTTCCAGCAGGGTCCTCTCGGGCAACAGATCCCGGTCTTCAGCGGCGCCGGAACGCCTCCGATCATTCCATCAGCGGCCGGCACTGGCGCAACCACGAGTCCGCTCGGGATCGCCTCGCAGGTTTTAGGCGGACTTACCGGCGGCTTCTCGCCGGCTGGCGGCTATTCCGCAATTGGCGGCTATTCATCGGCTGGCGGCGTCTCGACCGGCGGGTCCGCGCCGGTTGCCAACGAAGCCTATCGCATGATGGACGAAGGGGACGCCGGCACGGGCGTGAGCGGAATGGGAGGGACGGCGGACGTCTGGAGTGAGCGCGTGCCGGGTCAATCGACGACCGCGGGCGGCACGGTCGGCTGGGCGCAGCGCGTCGCCAAGATGAAGGACGCCTTCAATATCGGGAAGAGCGTCTACGTCCCCGGCAGCGCCGCCGCGGGAACCTACGGGAAATGGGTTCCATGGTCGCAGGCGACTCCCGCGCAGAAGCTCGGCTCGGTCCTGAAGAGTCAGGGCATGGCCACCATGGCCTCGAGCATCGGGCTTCCGATGCTCCTGTCGAGCCTCTCCCAGAAAGGCCCGAAGGCCGCGGCCATGGGAATCATTGGCGGAGCCGCAGCCGGCTATGGTCTCGCCACGACCTTCCTCGGTTCCTGGATGGGACCGTCAGGCGCTCTGGCAGGCGCGGGCATCGGCTTATTCGCCGCCGGCTACAAGCAGCGCGGCGTCGGCGGTCTCGCGATGACCACCGTCGGCGGTATGCTCGCGGGCGCGGGCATCGGCAACATGATCATGCCCGGCGTCGGCGCAGTCGTCGGCGCGGCGATCGGGGCCGGCGTCGGGCTCGTGACCGGCGTCGTCAACCTCTTCCGCAAGTCGCAAACGCAGCAGATCCGCGACCTGGTCCGGCAAGTCTACGGCATCGATATCCCTGACCAAGGCGTGCTGCAGCAGATCAGCGACATTGCCGACCAGAAGTACGGCGGCAGCATTCACCGGGCGGTCTACGGTTCAGACGTCCAGGACTTGATCCGGCTCTATGGCCTCTCGACGGGCCAGCGATTGGGCGCGCTGCCGCGGCCGATGTACAGCGCGACCTACAACCAGAGCGCCTCGGGAGGGCTGCAGCTGCAGCCGGTCTACAGCGGCGGCCGCGTGGTGGCGAACCCGTACACCGGAACCACGACCACACAGTTGGCCAACTGGAACACCATGTCTCAGAATCTGCCGGCGGTCTTCCTGCAACTCAACCCGCAGCAGGCCGTGAGCCTGTTCCAAGGTCAGGTGGTGCAGGCCATCGGGGCGAATCCGGGCGCGGTCGCTGCGGCGAATACGACGGCGGCGCAATCAGGACAGGGAAGGCAGACGCAGGCGGGCTCGCTGCTCGAGCCGGCGACGGTGATGTCGTGAGGCAGCTATTGAAGCGGACGGTTCGATTGGGTTTTGCAACCTGTAAAGGTATAAGTTGTCGCTCCTACAGTTGCTTGGCAGCTAATGACCTCACGCACGGTTCTTCCGTAGAGGTTCTGGTAATCGAAGACGGACGAGGCCTCAAACAGGTTGTCCCCAATCTTGTGAATCACTGCGGGAGTTCCAACGAATCCAACGGTGCGCGGACGCGAGACGTGGTCCTTAACGTATTGCTGCATGGCGGATCGAATTCCTTCTTCGTCGCGCGCCTGTCGCTGACTGCCAAGTTCCGGCTGCGGCCACCAAGCATAGGCCAGGAGAGCCACGATGCCGAGAACGCAAAGTCCGGTGATTGCTTGAAAAACCTTCATGAAACGACAATTGTAGCATTTTTCACCAATGCCCAATAACCTCCAACCCGCGACTCCGGTTGATGTAATCCCGAGCGGCTTCTACTCGCTTTTGACGGAGGAGTTGCGGATTGAAAGCTTCACAAACAGCTACTCCGATGGAAGCTCCGACCGCGCGCCGCTCGCGCAGTACCCGCGCCACTTCTTTAAGATCACCCGGCTGGTGACCGCGGCGCAGTATGCGACCCTTTGGAGCTTCTTCAGCACCCATTTGATCTTTCCGTTCTACTTCTACAATCCGCGCGAGACCGTGCCGCCGTTCCACCCGGACCCGACCGGCGCCGCCACACAGGGGCGCTACACGGTGGTCTGGGACGGCAACTGGTCCGACCGCTACAATTTGGGCCGGACGGAGGTTTCGCTCGGCATGCGCGAGGTGGCCTGATGCCAGACTACCTCGGCCCCATCGCCATACCTGATCCGCCGGTCGTCCCCGCCTTTCCGCTCGCCGGAGACTTCGGCGGCGGCATCGACTACGACCTACAGGTCGCAAGCCACGTCTTCGACCAGCCCGGACTGAAGACGGAGCAGCGCTTCCTGCTGGGCCCCGGCTACCGCCGCTTCCGCATCTTTCGGGACCACCTCTCGTGCCATGACTACGACCAGCTGAAGGCGCACTGGCAGCAGGCGCAGGGGCAATACGCGCAGTTTCCGCTGACCGTGCAGAAGCCCGGCGCGACGGAGACCGTCACCGCGCGCTACGAGAACCCGAACCTGCAGTTCCCGCACATGCTGGCGCTGCTGACGGGCGACCCCGGTCTTACCTTGCTCGAGGTCCCGACCACCACGCCGAGCTACCCCATCAACCAGCGCGTCGAGCGCTTTCCCGACGCCGCCCTGACCACTGCCCTCGAGAGCCAGGTCCAGCAGTTCATCCCGCTGCTGGTCATCACCGCGCGCGGCCAAGCGCCGCTGCATCTGGCGAACCAGCGCGTGACCGTGGGGACGCAGCTGTACCTACCGCGGCTGAACGCCTGGAACGGCATCGGCCAGACCATCAACGAGACCAGCGATTCGGCGCAGTTCACGCTCGGCAACGCCGACGACGTCTTCGTCCAGTACGCCAACCAGATCAACCTCTACCGCGCGCAGATCCAGTTCTCGCTCTACCACGTCAACACCGGTTACCTCATCGATCTCTGGGCCGGCTACGCGCGGCCGTGGACGCTCACGTCGGACGGTCTCTTCGTTCTGCCGGCGTCCGACGGCGTCTTCGAACTGACCATGCTCTACCCGTGGCGCACGG